GACGAAGTTATTGCTACTATTTTTGATCCTGATGATGTGAAACATGTCTGAGGGTATTACAATGGAAGAAGATGTAAAAGATATTGAGGAAGATGTCGAAGTTGAGGTTGAGACATCCGAAGAAGCGCCTCAAGAGCAACTTGAGCTCGAAGCTGACACAGCGGTTAGGTCGGATGATGAAATTGAAGACTACAACAACAAGGTTCAAAAACGGATCAACCAACTAACCCGCAAGTATCGTGACGAAGAAAAAGCAAAAGAAGAAGCGGCGCGGCTTGCCGAGCATTTAATTGCTGAGAATAAAAAGCTTCAGTCTCGTGTGGAAAGCTTGGATAAAGGTTATCTTACGGAGTTTGGTGGTCGGATTGAGTCTCAAATAGAGCAAGCGAAACGTGAGTATCGTGAAGCGTATGAGGCTGGGGAAGCGGATAAAATGTTTGAGGCACAGCAGAAGTTGTCTCAGATGGCTATTGAATCCGAGCGTTTGCGGATGGCGCAGTCTCGTGCGCAGTCCCGCACACAACAGCCAGAGGTTCCTGTTTCACAGGCTGCCCCTGCTGCGCAACCGCAAAGCAGGCCGGACCCTAGAGCGGAGGCGTGGGCTCAAAAAAATGATTGGTTTGGATCTGACGAGGTTATGACATATGCTGCGTTTGGTCTACACCGTAAACTTGTCGAAGAAGAGGGGTTTGACCCAAACGACGACTCGTATTATACTGAACTTGATCGTCGTATTCGTGCGGAGTTTCCGCAGAAGTTTCAGACGAAGAAATCGGGCGGAGCACAGGTCGCACCTGCTGGCGCTTCAGCTACCCGCACTACTGCAAAACAGGGGCGCAAGTCGGTGAAGCTCTCACCATCACAAGTTGCGATGGCGAAACGTTTAAACGTGCCGCTTGAAGAATATGCTAAATACGTGAAGGATTGAGATATGGCTGATACCCGCACTACTCGTAAGAGTGAAACCCGCGAAAAAGAAACGCGCAGAAAACCATGGGCACCGCCCAGTCATCTTGAGGCACCAACTCCACCTGATGGGTTTGTGCATCGTTGGATTCGAGTCGCTATGCGTGGCGAGGAAGACAAAATGAACGTCAATTCCAAGCTACGTGAAGGATGGGAACCCGTCCGGAAAGATGAGTATCCAGACTATGAGGCTCCGACTATCGATGAAGGTCGATATGAGGGGGTGATTGGACAAGGAGGACTGATGCTGTGCCGTATCCCTGTTGAAACGGTGGCAGAACGTACTGCATATTACGGGGGCAGAACCCGCGAACAAATGACCGCTGTAGATCAGGACCTTATGAAGGAGCAACATCCTTCAATGCCTATAAGTAATAGTAGGCAAAGTCGTGTAACCTTCGGAGGCCGCGAACGCGACTCCGGATAAACTTAGAGGATTGCTGATATGGCAAACACTAACGGTGCATTCGGACTTCGTCCGATTGGCGTAGTCGGTCAGGCTGCGAACACCACTGGTGCGACCGAGTATCGTATTGCCTCTGGAAACACTAACGCGATTTACCAAGGTTCACCCGTAATCCCGCTGTCAACAGGCTTTATTGACATTGTTGGCGCGGCTGCTGGTGGCACGGTAGGACTTGTTGGTGTGTTCTGGGGCTGCGAATACGTTTCGTCCACTACTGGTGAGAAAATTTTCTCTAACTACTGGCCCGGTTCTGGCGCGGATTCAAATCATCCCGTCAAAGCCTTCGTGTATGACAACCCGATGCAGACATTTGTTATCTGTTCAGATGCTTCACTGACTAGCGAAGCAACTGCGCGTGGACATGTGTTTGCAAACGCAAACTTTGCAACGGCTACTTCTGGTTCAACGACCACGGGTATCTCATCTGCCAAGTTGGGTGTTAGCACAATCGCCACCGCTGCTGCATTGCACTTGCGTATTATGGGGATTCAAGATGACCCAGAAAACCAAGACTTTACAGCCGCTGGTATCCCACTCATCGTTCGATTGAATAACAGCTTCAACTCACCAAATGGTGCGATTGTTGCTGGTACTCCATCGACAACTGGCGTATAAGGAGGCTAACTAATGGCTATCTCTCGCGCACAACTAGCGAAAGAGTTGGAACCCGGCCTCAACGCCTTGTTTGGTATGGAGTACAACAGGTACGAAAACCAACATGCAGAGGTATACACCACGGAATCTTCAGATCGTGCATTTGAAGAGGAGGTGATGTTGAGTGGTTTCGGCGCGGCACCAACCAAATCGGAAGGTTCTGCGGTAAACTTCGACGATGCTAACGAGGCGTATACGGCTCGTTACAACCACGAAACTATCGCGCTTGCATTCTCTATAACAGAGGAAGCTATCGAAGACAATCTTTATGATCGTCTTGGTTCGCGGTATACTCGTGCGTTGGCTCGTTCCATGGCACACACAAAACAAGTTAAGGCCGCTGCGGTCCTTAACAATGCCTTTACTGCTGGCGCATCTGCTGGTGGCGACGGTGTTGCTTTGTGTGATACGTCACACCCACTTACTTCAGGTGGTACGTTTGCCAACGAACCAACAACTGCTGCGGATTTGAACGAGACATCTCTTGAAGATGCCCTTATCAACATCGCAGGTTTTGTTGACGAGCGTGGTTTGAAGGTTGCACTACGCGGCATGAAGTTGATTATTCCACGTCAACTACAGTTTGTTGCAGAACGTTTGATGGTGTCTAACCTTCGTGTTGGTACAGCGGACAACGATGTAAACGCAATTCGTTCAATGGGAATGTTGCCTGAAGGCTATGCCGTCAACGACTTCCTAACGGATCCGGATGCGTTTTTCATCAAGACAGACGCGCCTCGTGGTTTCATCCACTTTGAGCGTACTCCGTTGTCAACTAACATGGAAGCGGACTTTGACACAGGAAACATGCGCTTTAAGGCTCGTGAACGCTACAGCTTTGGATTTTCTGATCCTCGCTGTGTTTTCGGTTCCCCCGGAGCGTAAAATGTGTTATAGGGGTTGTGTCGTTTTCAAATGACATTCCTCCCTGTTTGGACTGGGGCTACTTCGGTAGCCCCTTTCTTTTTGTCTCAAACTTCTGTATGGTTAATACATCCCTGACAGCCACACGGTGTGGCTGACCAACCCTGACAGGAGATCGACATGGGTACGACAACTTTTTCCGGTCCTATAAAAGCTGGGACTATTAAAGACACTACAGGCACAACAGTAGGTTCTAATAAGGCGAACGTAGGTTTTGTCTTAATGGCGCAAAGTGGAAACGTAGTTTTTGCAGCAGACGGCACAGAAACTGTTGTTGCTACACTTCCAGCCAATAGTCAAATTTATCAAATTGCTGTTGATGTGACGACTGCGTTTGACGCAGGCACGACTAACACGTTAGACATCGGTGATGGAACAACGGCTGATAAATACGCAGATGCACTAGCTGCGGGGGCACAAGCGCGTGTTCTTGCTACTTCTGATGTTTCTCAGATTGGAAATCTGATCGATATTGGAACTTCTGATGTTGATATTACGGTGACCTACAACCAATCAGGTACAGCAGCTACTGCGGGTGCAGCTACAGTTACGGTATTGTATCTACAAAACCGCAACCTCTCATAAGGAGGTGTAACTTATGGCTGGTCCAGTCAGTGCATATAATTGGGTTCAAGGGACATCGGCAGCAGTCGTTGGCCCTTCTCGTTCTCGTTTACGTCAAGTCGTTATTTATGCGGCTGCAACAGGTGCGTTTACTTTTAAAAACGGTAGTGCAAGTGGCGAAACATTGCTTACGCAAACATTTCCCACAGGTCATCACGTAATGAACATTCCTGATGATGGTATTATCTTCTCCGAAGGTGTGTACGTTTCTGCGTTTACGGGTGCAAGTAACCAACTAACGATCATCCTTTCGTAGGGGGGTCGTATGGCATACGATATCCGTTCCATTACACAGGTCGGAACATCGGAGCCGTTTGAGCTTCAGGTGTCCCGGGGTCAAATTCCGGGGCACTACGGTCTTTTTAAGTTCGGCAACAACCCCATTGTTGGAGACAGTTTGGAAACCATATGGGCAGAAGGTGGCCTTTACAGTTACCTGACTGCGGCAACTGTTTTAAAAGTTTCTAGCGCATCTACAGACGACACTTCTGCGGGGACAGGGGCAAGGACAGTTCAACTGTATGGGCTAGACGCTGATTACAATGAAATAAACGAACTGGTTACTTTAAACGGACAAACCGCTGTAAATACCACGCAATCATTTTTACGCATATACCGTATGGTTGTGCGTTCTGCGGGATCGGGTGGAG